GGTTCATCAGTAAAGTTGGGATGATAGTGTTCTATTTGATCACCCATGAACACCTCGAGTGGTTGGCAGCTGGACAACTACCTGAGTATGGCCTACAGCTATTTTCCAACACATGCTTGGTCTTATTCTTTTTAAACGAGGCCAGGCGTGCGTTGGTTCAGTTAAACCATGAGTAATCAATCTACCACTTTCTTCCACCGGTGTTTAAACCGCAGCACTGGAATAGGGAAACACGTTATACGGTTAGTCAAGCGGGCGGTGGTGCCAATCGCAGTTATTGGCACTACTGTCCTGTTGGCGAAGTTCGCGGGTGAAATGTACACCCGCCGGCACAATAAGGCACTTCTTCAAGATGTTAGCACCATAGAGGACTTTGTCGAGGAGGAGGCAGACCTACCCGCGCGTAGCCCATTAACGCGCTTTCAACGGGAGGTCCTCCAAGCAGTCAAATGTCGCCATGGTGTGCCAAAGGACAGTGAGGTTAATAGGGAAGTCGTTAGAAGGGCTATAGTGGCGGAAATTATGAGTGACCAAGATCGAGCTCGCACATTCCGCCGCGTAGATATGGTGAAACACGTCACGTTGATGATGGTTTGCGTATTTTCTCCTACTCAGTATGAGATAGATATTAGCAGATTGGAGCATGACAAGTTTTATACTACGTACCTGTATCATATCTACAGACTATTAAGCTCCGCTATAGGCCGACCCGTTCCTCTAACTCCAATGGAGAGGAAGGCCTTGTACATCCGTGCCGCCGTCTAGAGATGCCCAGCGTACCAACTCGGTTTCTCAGCTAAGCTGGACTCGCAAATGTTTATGGATTTGGTATTTGAATTACAGATTCCACATAACGCTACACGAACCCAGCGGATCAATGCAGAGAAGCTAGCAATCCGAGAAAGTACAATGGGTAAATTTAGGCAGCGTAAGATGCACAGCCTAGCTCCTATAGGGGTTGGCATCCAGTACGGAGTACACAACGCTGATGAAGACACGGCACTACGGGCAATTGTCACCCGGGTGTTCTATCATAAAACGGACCAAGGTGGTTGGGAACGACCATTTAGACCAACGAAACGAGACTTTGTAGTTAGGTGTAGCAATGCCAGGAGGGCTTTGCTTTCCCATACTCACTTCGTTGCGCCTTTAACCCCCAATAAGTATATTGAGGCTTATTCAGGGCGTAAGCGTAAAATGTATGAGAAAGCATTAGCTAGCTTGAGCATTGACCCACTTACGGAAAAGGACTCTTATGTTTCGAGTTTTCCGAAAGCAGAAAAGTTAAATATAACTCGAAAGCCGGACCCAGATCCAAGGATTATACAACCACGTTCACCAAGGTATAATCTCCGGCTAGGTGTCTACACTAAAGCGTGCGAGCATGTGATCTACGGCGCTATTGACAAAATGTGGGGAGGACCAACAGTAATGAAAGGTTTAAATGCTGATCTCAGGGGTGAAGCAATCTCAG